GAGAGTGCTGCGAACGTTGGGCTTGCTGTACTTGCAATGTCCTGTGGTAGAGACAAGGTTACAGCACCAGTTGAAGCAGAAACAATAACCTGTGAGGTGGTTCCTGTTAAACCTGTAACACCTACGTTTGTAATTGTTAGAGTATCTGATCCTGCATTAACTGCAGCAGTTATACCAGTACCTGCACTAAATGTGAAAGTATCTGAAGATGAATCTGGTGTAGCACTATTTGAACCATCTGTGAATGTTGAGAAGGTATTAAATGTTGCATCTCCAACCAAAGCAATTGCCTTAGAAGTAGTTGAATCATTTACTGTCCACTTATCTGTTGATTCATCCCAGAATAGAGACGCATTTGCAGAAGTACCACGCTCAACTTCAATACCAGCGTTAGTTGATGGGGTGCTTGTTACGTTGCTATTTAAAAGAACAATGTTATCTTCTACTGCAAGAGTTTCTGTATTAAGAACAGTAGAAGTTCCATTTACAGTTAGATCTCCAGATACTATTAAATTCCCGCCAACTGTTACATTGTCTGGAAGACCAATTGTGACTGATCCAGTTGCAGCAGAAACTTCAATTTCATTTGCTGTTCCTGTAATTGTATGAACACCAAGATTGTTAACTGTAATTGTGTCTGTTGATGTAGCAGCAGTTAGTCCAATTCCAGTTCCAGCAGTAAATGTAAGAGTGTCATCATTTGAGTCTGCTACAACTGTTGCTCCGCCAGTAATTGCAATATTTTTGAAAATGTTTTGTGAAGAACCTTTATCGTCGTTGGTTACTACAATTGCAGAATTTTCTGCAATAGAACCAGTAACTGAGATTCCTGAGCCAGATGTAACAGATGCTACGTAGTTACCTGTTGTGTCTGTGCCAAGTGCAACAGAGTCTGCTGCAATAGATGCGGTAAGAGTTGCATTTGCAAGATCTGTAATTGTTACAGAACCTGAAAGATCTCCACCTAATGTGATTGTAAAATCTGCAACATCAAAATCTAGTGTATTGTCTGCATCTTGGTAGGTTACTGTAATACCAGATTCAGTATTGCTTGTTACCATTGCGCCTACGGTATCAGCAACATACTCTGCCAGAAATGACGTTGATGCTTCTGTAAGAACGTTTGAGCCATTAACGGTAGCCGTACTACCCTCAACGACTAAACCATTCTTAATGCGGAAGGCTTTGTCGACTGTCGCCATTTTATCTCCTTATAAGGGTCATGCCTTAAGACCAGTGCGGTAGTACCTTATGGTCATAGGCGTTAAGACGGGGGTAACCGTCATGCTAATTGTACCAGAATTTAGCGCTGCTGATATTGTTCCAACATCGCTATTAGTGTTCTTAACAGAGCCGTACTCTGTTATGTTTTGATCGGTACCATCAAAAACCAAGTTTATCTCAGTGCTTCTATAGGACGAAGATCCAGCATGAGACATTTGAATTAAATACTTTATAGTTCTCCAAACCGTAGTATCTATTGTGTCAAATACTAATGGAGTTTCTATGCCATTGATTGTTACGGAGTTATTTCCATCCCCGCCCAAAGAATCAGCACGGTAGGAAGTAGTGTCAATTAAATCTACGAAATCCTGTTGCGTTGGTCTATCGCCAGTTTCAAATTTAGTCTTAAGTTGGGTAATAGGGACAATGGCCATAATGTTGATTATATCACAAAATAAGGTTTCTATCTGATATAGAAATTAGTGCCAATAATAGCAACACCGATACCAGCAGCACCTGATCCACCAGCAAGGGACAAACCAAGAGTTTCAAACTGTACTCTAAATGGCAGTATTTGTTTTGGTTTTACTCTTGGAGATAGATCTTTTAATTTAACTATCCTGCGTGTTTCCCAAGTTTGTTCAAATGTTGCATTTCTCATGATGTTGGATCTGCTGTAATATCATCAATAATAATCATTTTACCTTTAGCAAGAGTCCAAACACGGTCAGTATCAGAAATCTGAATATCAAATTCATCATCAGTTTCTAATGCTTGAGAATACGGTCATCATCTTCTACGTATACACGAAACGAAGCAGTGTCTCCACTAACTACCGTCCAAGTAATCGTAGGTGGCTCAGAGCCAATTGAATAAGCGCTGCTACCAGTATTTCTATAACTTGTCATGACAAACCATCCTTAAGTGCACCCCATGTGCCATTGCCTTTATTTGCACCAACAATAATTATACCTGATATTGCTGCTTTTGCTACCACGCCAATTACGCCACCGCCACTTGTTGGTTGTGTATTTGTAAGTCCTCCACCTGCTGCAACATAAAGTCTATCTCCAGCGGCATATGAAGAAGTATTAACATCACTAAAAATTCCATTTACTAAAACAACACCGTCAGATCCATTTGTAATTGCTGCCTGTGTTAATCCAACTACAGGAAATGTTGCAGATGTATTTGCATCACATTTTGCAACACGTGGTTTAGTTGCACCAAACCCAGAAATATAAACTGGTGATGCTTTTGCAATTGTTGAGCCAGTATTATTAACAACTTCTAATGTATGATACGGAAGTCCGAGGGTAGGCAAAATAGCATCAATTGCTTCTGCCAATCCTTGTATATCTTCATGTACATTTACTGGATCAGATGCAACGGGATACGGTAAATCATATGTAATTGTTTCGCCAGATGCCATAGTTCTTATATTATAGCACTTCCGCAACTTGACTAAATAGCATTTTTTGTGTTATACTAGGTGCATAGCACCGTTAAAATGGTGCTATTGCGTTTCTAAGGAGGAAAAAACTTGAGAGACAGAAAAATACTATCGGGGGTTCTTGCAACTATGTTTGGAATTGTAACACTTTTAGGTGCTATTCCAAATGCCGCTGCCAAGAATAACTTGTCTTATAAAACTAACGAACCAGCAGTCGCTGCCGCCCACAAGGCGGCTCTTTTGCTATCTAAGGCCAATAATGACAGGGTACTTGAAAAATATAATAATGCTACAGGTTTAACTGACAGCCAGTTGGTTGAATTACTTAAGGCAGTAGGGTTCAAAGGAAAGGCTTTAAAGACTGCTTGGGCAGTTGCTAAGGCTGAATCCAATGGTCGTCCATTTGCTTTTAATGGAAACATCAAAACTGGAGACTCCTCATTTGGCGTCTTTCAAATTAATATGCTAGATGTTCTTGGAGAAGATCGCCGTGAGCGATTTGATCTAGAGCATAATGCTGATCTTTTCAATCCCGTCATAAATGCACAAATTGCATATCGTATGACTAAGGGCGGGGAAGATTGGAGTTCATGGTCATCTTATAATAAAGGTGCTGTGAATAAGTGGCTTCATAAATTCCCTGGTTAATTTTAGGGAATAAAAATGCCCCTAGGCTTCAAAGTCTGGGGGTTATTTTTAATCTTCTCCAAAACGACAGATAAAGTCTGGTAATATAACTTTTTCTTTATTTCCAGGACTATAATACTCTTCTGCTATTTTTGCAAGCCTATCTACTATATTATATTTTGTTAAACAAAGATTTCTTGCTTCATATAGAACTTCTTTATTTTTTTTATATACATCTGATTTTATTGTTTCTTTTATTATGTTTAGTGATTCTTCTATATTGTCTATATCAATAGGAATAAAAGATTCTTTTGGAAAAAAGGTGTCTAAATTATCTGCACCATAGTATATTGGATATGAAAGCGCAATATATGAATCTATAAGTTTTTCTGTAAAAACATAACTATCTTTTTTATTTTCTATTGCTAAGTTATATTTATATCTTTTTAGTATATCTAACTTATTTGATCCATTTGGAATATTTTCTAATTCATAATCTTTTTTTATAAAATCATTGATACCTACTCCAGCACCAAACCAGTGAATATTCTCTTTTAATTTATCTTGTATATTATTTAAAAAATCTACTCTTTTTTTGTGCCCTGGAATATTGATTCTGTTTGAATGCAAAACACAAAAATTTTTATCTTTAATAAAACTACTATTTTTGTGATAATTTATACCAATATTATTTTTCTTAAACTGTGACAGTCCATGAAATCCATTTATAGTCCAATATTGAAAAGGTGGACTTTTAATAACATTATTTCTATCTATATTA